CCCAAGAGGGGGTTGAACCTAGCGCAGTTAATGTCACCCTCTTTAATGCGAAGTTCCAGTCAGCTTGAGCTAATACAACGTCCCGCATGCCTGCATAAACAAGCCCAACAGCATCACCGAGGGTTGTTCCATCACTTAATGCTGTGATCGAACCTGCTGCTAGTTTTTGTAAAGCCTTGTTTCCAATAGAAACATCTGACATGATGACTCCTTAGAATGTTACTTGTTCCTCGATCAAAATAGCGTCTGCGATATTCTGCAATGTAACCGCAATATCATGCCTTGTTGCCTTGGTGTTATCCCAATGCACGCTAATTCCATTAGTCGTTGCGCCTGCTGTAGTAGCAGTAATTAACCCTATCTCTGTCAGTGGTACAATATCAATTTGACGAACGGCCATAATTATTCTCCTTATAAAGAAAGGGGGCGCGAAGCCCCCGATCAGGTTTATCCGTTGGTGTAGTATAGGTCAATAATCAACTGGCCTGCGGCTGGCAATGCAGCAACAGCAGTCGTAGCCCGTACGGTTTCAACGGCAGTTAAAGCAACTTCACCAACAGCAGCCTCGTTACCAAACAAGGTAGGAGTATTTGCAGCGGTAAAGACGGCAGCAGTGCGGTGTTTCCCAATAGTTCCGGTAATACCGATTGCAACAGTTGCAGTGCCCAATGATACCGTAGAGGTCATAACGCCATAAGCGAAGATGGAGCCTGGTTCGATTTCATTAAGTACAATGTCACCAACAGCCTGTGAAGCTAAGTCGATGGTAGAGCGGTAGCGGCGTAAACGGCCTCCTACTGCGTTACCGTCAGCCTTTGTAGGCGGGGTGGTGTTAAGATAAAGAGTAGCCTCATTTGAGAATGTGGTTGCCATTAGTTATCTCCTTATTCTACTGCGTCGATCTGAATAACTTTACCTTCTTCGACTCGTGTTGCGCCGAATGTGCCTTTAGCAAGCACCTGATGGTTGTTATTCTTATCTGGACGACGATCAACGCTACCTGAAATATCATTCCAGATGCCCATGTGCATGCCTGACTTAGCCCATGCAAAGTTTGAACGGGTAGTTCCAGCGAGTGGAACGCGCTCTGTGTGGATGAAATTGAAGCCGAGGAATGAAACTACGTTACCATCACTCAACACTGGTTTACCGTCACGACGAACATTGAAGTCCGAAGAAACAACCTGAGTCTGTCCGATAAGGTCATCATTCTGAGCCGCTGTCAACGTACAGAACAGTGGGTCGGTATCGAGGTCAACTTCATTTGCCATCAGGACTTTACGAGCAGCGCGAAGTTTTGCTACCGTCATACCTGATGTTCCAACAGCGACAACATTGCCAGCAGGAAGCGTGGTACTAACAGTACCGTTCTCGCCAGTCTTTGAAGTGCCGTTGAATGCTGCGATGATCACATCATCCATTGCCCTGCCAAGTGCGTTTGCACCATTTAATGCGTAGGCGCTGGTTGGATCAATCAGCATACGAAGTTTATCAATATCATCAATCATGTCAGCCCATGAATAATCTTCTGGGAAAACCCAGCGGGCATCGTGTGGGGTGGAAATCAATGGCGTATCGCTATGCCTTGAATTTACTTTCTGCGCGATGACAGCACCAATCTGTTCAACGGCCTTACCGGACTTGCCCGTGTAAGAGCCAACTGTTACTGCATTACGAAGGCGTGAACCTTTCTGCTGCAATAAAGCCTGAATATTGGTGGTGTACTGTTGGACGCTTGCTACACTAACTTGGAAACTCATAAAGTATCCTCCAATTTATTTTTTTGAAGGTTATCTCTATGAAGAGGCCAATTATGTATGCTGTCTTTCCAACAGTCAGCCGGAGGAGTTATCCTTTGTCGGCGGTCTACCCCTGCGTTTCTTAGGGGGCTGAGGCGCATCTTGCTCCCCTGACAAAAACTTGTCAAACATGACTGCCCTGTCAACAATCATCTGTGGTTCCCTCAAGTCCATCTTCTCTGCAATCTGTAGGGAAGCCTTCAATGACTCAATCCGAGTTACCTCACTCATGCTGAAGCTAACACATGAAGGTCGGACATCTTCTTAACAGCGGCATCATGTCCAGGAACATTCGGAGTCATGTATGATTTCATAAAGGATTCATCCATCATTAACTGACTTATACGCTCATTAGCTCCAGCCGGAGTCTGGCCTACTGCGCCTTGGCCTTCGAGTTTGTCTTCACCAAGCTTAGAACCAATATCTGACCAAAGCTTCATAAAGGCTTTTGTTCCCATTGCTGTTTCCATCTCTTCTGAAGCTTGCTGGTCAATTCCAAACTGAGTAACAGCACGCTTACCTTGCTCAATCATTCCATCGTAGCCATTGCCCCATTCACGTTTTAATTCGCTCAGTTCAGTCTGACTTTTAAGGTCTGCCGCTTCATTCATGGCTGTTTGTGATTCGGAAACTTGATTCTGCCATAGGTCAACTACGTTCTGTGCCTGCTGTCCTGATAGTCCTGCTTTATGAAACGCCTCTTTTGCAGAGTTCATAAATCCTTCGTCAGCCTCTACGCCTTCTGGTAGATCAATCTTGTAATCAGAAGATGTTTCAGGGCGACCAAGCCTTGAATAAACACCATTCCAATCTTCTGAGTCAGGGTCTGTTGGTAGTTTTAGTAATTGTTCAGGTGCTGCGCCGACAAACTTTTCCAGTTCGCGATATGAACCGATTGCCTTATCCGCTGATTCCCAGCCTTTTACGTCGGCAAGTCCTTTTGATTCTTCTGATAATCCATCCAGCCAATTTACTTCTGCTGTGCCTTGTCCTTCAGGGGCTTGCGCTTGTCCTTCTGTGGGGGCTTCTTCTGCCATTTGCTACTCCTTGAGTTTACTGATTTCCGATTCAGTTAAATTAATGTGCTTCATTATTCTATTCCAAACATCTCTTCTGCCTTCTCCAAATGCTGTTGCGTATGGATCACCCGGCATAAAAGTGGGTTTATCAGCCATGCAATATCTACGAAGGTCAGCCAATACTTTCTTGGCGTGCGGTGATGAGAAGGTTTGCTGATAAGCTTGGGATCGCCCTGTTAATATATCGAGCCTCATCCTGCCGCCTGCAACTGTGACAGGTCTTTAGCTACAGAAGATGCTATTGGTGCAGCCTCTAGTAACTGCTGTGCCTGTTGTTGCTGTTGAGCCTGCTCATCCATTGCCTGAAGTTCTTCTTGGCTCCTGAGCCATTTGGTAGGCATGCCATTAATCTGTGCCATTTCCCTTAATATCTCATCGCCATTGAATGCCCGCATTACTTCAGGGTTAGTCTGAGCTAATGGAGCCATGCCTTCAATAGTCCTGAATAGACCGACGGCTTCTTCTGCTCGCTGTGCCCTGTTGAGGGGAGCTGAGAACTCAATGTCAAACTCGCCATCGGCTTCAATGAGTTCAGGGGGTAAATCTGGTAACGTGCCAGCACGGATCATAATATCAAGCTCTCGCTCGATCATCGGGCCAAGGGCTTCTGCCTGCTGTCGTCCTACTGTGGGAGTCAACAGTGCGCCCTTCTCACGGGCACGTTCCAGAACTTCGGTTGCTGTCATCTGCGGTGTCTTGATGAGCAACTGGAATACGGTTAAAAGGAATGAATCATTAATCTGTTCCCTTTGCTGATTCTGCATCTCAAGGCCAATATCAACTCGTGCATCGGTATGAAGTGGAATTACATTCGGACGACCTGTCCTTGGGTCAATTCCGCCGTAGTTTACAGCGTTTGGCTTCACATTGATCCCACCGAGGATACCATCATCAGTAAGAAGTAGCGGAGGATCAACAACCTTTTCAGCAGCTCGGATAGTAGTCTTACTCATAGCATTGAGCATCTTGATTCCGGGCAATACAATCATTGCAGGGGAGCGTCCGTAAATCTCATTGGAAGTCGTAATGTAACGGGAAACTGAATAGGGCATCTTGTGGAAGCCGCCTACCCTTAGTTTTTTATTCTCTATTACAGACACATAAATGGATGTATATTCCATTCCTCTATGGTCTGCACGCTCAGGTTCAATCTCGTGGTTTTTCTTTACGCAATGAATAAACTCAAACTTCTCTTCTGGCTTTGCATCCTTAATCTTCTGTGGTAATTCGTCACCAAACTTCTGAAGGGCTTGGTCACGGGTAAACTCAAACTTACGATATACTGTATC